TTAAACATTTATTGATTTATATAAATGCGTTATGTGATGAATATGGTGTCGACTACGATATGGTTAAAGCTGTTATACAAACAGAATCAAGTTGGAATCATAGGGTAGTATCAACGAGTGGTGCTATCGGTTTGATGCAAGTATTACCTTCAACTGCTTGGGATGAATTCCAAACACCCAAAGAAGATTTATTTGATCCATATGTAAATGTAACAGTTGGTATTAAGTACTTATCACATCTCAATCAGCAATTTGATGATATGAGTGGTACATTAACGGCGTATAGTCATGGCCCAACTGCTACAAGGAAATATAGTCCAACATATATTAAGAATAATTTTTATGTAAAACGAGTATACGGAAACTTATAATGGCGTTATATTTTGTAATGGGTGTTTTAGCACCCTCGGTTTTAAATTTAATACATTTGATTATGGGCATTTATGTCGTAATGGCAAGAGGTAATCTAATGAGTTTGGGATTTTCTGCTATGGGATTCTTAACCAAGACAATAGGAATGTTATTCTTAACTTGGTTAGGTATTGAGATAGTTGGATTGGATTATAGAATCTATGTTCCAATACTTACATTCGTTTGGTTCTTCTCTCATATATGTGAAGCATTTGTTATACAACATTATATGCAAAAGAATGTACCAAAATGGTTTCAGAAGTTACAGATTAAGTAATGCCTTTAAGTAGATTTGGTAGAAGACATAAGAAAACATTTGGTAAGAAAAAAGAAAAATGGGATGGTGACTTTCGTAAACCACCGAAACCTAATTCTTACTATGTACAAGAAAAAGGAATATGTCGTTGGTGTGGTAAAAAGATTATTGAGAATGGAATACATAAGACAAGAAAGACTTGGCATCAAGATTGTGCCACAGACTATATGATTATCTTTCATTCTACAGAAGCAAGAAAACATATATGGAAACGAGATAAAGGAAAGTGTAATGGTTGTGGGAAACAATGTACAAGACGAGGATGGGATTTAGACCATGTTAAACCATTGATGGAACAAAAAGGATTATCAGAACAAGAGTTGGATTGGTCATACTACAAGTTAAATAATATGCAAACACTTTGTCGTCCTTGTCATAAGAAAAAAACTAAACAAGATATGAAAAATAATGCTTGACATTAATGTAATTTATGTGTATATTACATCGGATACTTAAATAGGTTATCGTTCCGTAAAAGAATTGAATCTCACTTTTAAGAGGTTCTAAAGGGGCATGGTTCTTTCTTCCTTTCTTCCGTGCCCCTAAAACTTAAAACATAAGAGGTTAATAATGAATAAGAAAATAGATATGGCAGAATTCATGAAAGAATGTATGCTGACTAATAATGATAAAAAACAGATGAGATCACTTGACCATAAAACAATGAAAACTGATCCTAATTACCAAAAGAATAAACGAGTTAATCTTGAGTATTATAATGAAGATGAACTTGAAGATATCGGAGTAGATGATTATTCAGATTGTGATGGTCGTGAAGAATTAGAAACTCTTGGTGATGCAGGAATGGATATTTACCAATAAACTATAAACGATTTTAGACACACGGCACTATTTATGGATATATGGAAACAAATGAAAAGCAAATCGTAAGGGTTTTAAATAACATACTTGAAAGAATTGATACTTTAGAAATACAACAAGCACGAAATAAAGAATTTGCTGCTGTTGTTAAGAAAAGATTATTAGATTTAAATGAGTTTGTTAATGATGTTCTTGACATAGTTGAAGGTACAAACTTCGAAGATGATTTGGTATTAGAACAAAAACTAACCAAATATGCTGATTTGCGTAAGATGGTAGAGAAGGAAATAGAAGAACAAGACTTTGACCTTGAGTTAGTAAATTCAATTGTCGGAGAATCATAGTGCGTGAATTTTTAATATTTCTCGAAGAGATAAGAGATTTATTATTAATGATTGAAGAAGATAAGGATTTAACATATCTTGCTGAAGTCATTGAAAAAGTAGAAGAAGAACTGAATCGAATAGAAGAATCTTAATTGTTACATACAATAATAACCATAGTACTTGGCATACTTGCCACCTTTTTTGGTGTAATAACTTATTACGCGTTAAGACGAATTAATATATACGAACAAATAATATTAAACTTTAATAATACAGTAGACAAAATAAAACATCAACTTAAACTAATAGATGAAAAAGGGACTTTCGAGTCCGATGACGAAGTTGGTTTTTTCTTTGACGAGATAAAACAACTTGGAAATGATTTAGGAGAGTTATTCGAAACCGAGGTTGATGATGAAAAAACGCAAGAAGAAAAGTAAAATATATTTTGGCACACCAGTTCATGATGCCATTGTAAAATATAACCATTCAGAAAATGTAGAATTTAGACATAAGATATACACAGAAGAAATACATGCAGCATTTTTAAAACTTGCTGAAAATATAATTAACACATTTAAGTTTAGTTATTTCACTTATGGATTCAGAGATTTACAAGAAGAAGTAGTATCTAATTTAGTATTGAACATGCATAAGTTTGATGAGACTAAAGGTAGTAAGGCTTTTAGTTATTTTAGTGTGGTTGCTAAAAACTATTTAATATTAAACAATAATGCTAATTATAAGAAACTTAAAATACACGATAGTATTGACACACTTTATGACCACGGTGTAGATGATGAAACTATAAATAAATCACCATCTGTTGATGTATTCAAAAAGACTCTTAATTATTTTGAAGAACATTTA